AAGAGGTGGTGGTAAATCATATGCCATGTTAATAGATCCTCTAAGATACTGTCATAAAGAACATCATCGTGGTCTATTACTTCGTAGAACTATGCCAGAGTTAAGAGATTTGATTAATCATTCTCAACGATTATACTCAAGAGCATATCCAGGAGCAAAATGGAGAGAGCAAGAAAAAGAGTGGAGATTCCCATCAGGAGCAAAGATAGAGTTCGGGTACGCAGAGAACATGACAGACGTTTTGAGGTACCAAGGGCAATCATACACATGGATAGGAATAGACGAACTTCCACAATATCCTTCGCCAGATATATATAATTTTCTAAGATCGTCACTTAGATCAGTTGATCCTAATATACCAGTATACATGAGGGCTACAGGTAACCCAGGTAATGTTGGATCACAGTGGGTTAAAGAGATGTTTGTGGATCCTATAGATCCAAATACAGCTTTTAACATAGAGATTTCTACACCCACAGGTATAAAATATATAACAAGAAGATTTATACCAGCTAAGTTACAAGATAATCCGTACCTTATGCAGACTGATGATTACTATGCAATGTTATCATCACTACCAGAAGTACAGAGAAAACAATTTTTAAATGGAGACTGGGATGCATTTTCTAATGCAGCATTCTCAGAATTTGATAGGGATACACATGTTGTTGAACCTTTTGAAATACCTAAAGGCTGGCAGCGATTTCGTGCTGCTGACTGGGGTTATAGTTCTCCTGCTTGTTGCTTATGGTTTGCTATTGACTACGATAATAATCTATGGGTTTATAGAGAATTATATACTCAAAAGATTACAGCAGATGTATTTGCAAGAAAAGTCCTAGACCTAGAGCACGGAGAATATATACGTTACGGGGTTTTAGACGCTAGTACATGGGCAAGAAGAGGTGATGTGGGTCCAAGCATAGCAGAGACTATGATTCAAGCTGGATGCCGTTGGAGACCTTCTGATAGAACTCCAAGAAGTAGAATTAGTGGAAAGTTAGAAATCCACAAAAGATTAAAAATTGAAGATAAAGAACCTGGTGTTCGTATATTTTCTACTTGTAGAAATTTGTTAAGGACGTTTCCTACTCTACCAATAGATGATAATAACCCAGAAGATATTAATACGCATGTAGAAGATCACGCATATGATGCATTGAGATATGGCTGTATGAGTAGACCCATGCATACAAGTTATGCCAATAAAGTATTTGGCAATAATAGAATGACTAATTTTATTCCCTCAGATAAAATATTTGGATATTAACAGAGAGGAGTAAATGAATAAAAGAAAGTTACCTATTATAAATAAAAAGAATTTTCCCTATGAATTAGTAATGGCTTATTGGGAAGATATTGTTGGATCATGTGAATGGTCTGAAATATCAGATATAAAAAAATCAAAGACAGCTATATGTTGTAGCTTTGGATGGCTAGTAGAACAGAATGAAAGTATAACTGTGATAATGGCAGACTTTATATTTGAAGATAATAATAAAATAAAAACAGGTGGTGGACATACTACTATCCCAACAAAAAATATAATACACATTAAGAAAATAAAAACATAGGAACAATATGGAAACTAAATTTGACCCAAAAGATAAAGTTAAGCAAGGTGATCTAGGTTCAGCTCCTGATGGAAAGCAACCGAATCAACAACCAGGTAATTTAAAAATTACTTATGGTAAAGAGGAACGTGCTATGGAAACTCAGGATGGTAAATTTGACTACTTTGAGCCAAAGAAATTCAGAAGTCAATTAGATGCTAACTTTAATAAGTTGGCTGATGAAAAGGATTACTAATGACTGACGCAAATGAAATTGCTAGACATAAAGATTCTAGATATGATAAAAAAATAAATAAAAAAAATAAAAAATCTAAAAAACTTAAAACTAAGAATCCTAAATTTTACGGATACACAAACATGAAAAAATATTAAGGAGAATAACATGGACATAAATACAAGATACAAACATGGAGAACTTTCTGCAGATGTTGCTAAATCTAAAAATGACAGATTAGAAATTAACCCTAACCAAAAAGTTAAACAGGGTGATTTAGGATCTTGTTCAGAAAAAGCAGCTAAGAAAAGTAAAGTTGATCCTTCTATCTTTAGAATGGCTGAACAAAAAGATTACTAGTCATGGCACTTACTGATAGATCTAAAAGAAATATCGCTAATGAGCATCCTAAATTTGCTGATTTAGCTGAAACTTTTAAGAAGCATAAAGATGAAGTAGTTGAAAAAGTAAAAGTAGCAGATATATCTCAAAGAGATATTGATAATACTAGATTAAAAGGTTATTCTAAAGTTGATTTAGAAAATGCTAAAATGATGAGTGGCAATGATTCTTTAACACAAAAAGAATTAGATAAATTAAAAAAAGCAATTAAAGATAAAACAACTTCTAAATTAGAAACAACAGGTAGATTTAAAAAGGATTAAATGGATAATGACCAAAAGGATAATTACGATCCATTCGTTGGATACGTAAGAGAGAAGTTCCAACAGGCAGAGACATCTAGACTTCATGATGAAAAAAGATGGTTACATGCTTACAGAAATTACAGAGGACTATATGGTCCTGAAATGGCTTTTCGTGATAGTGAGAAATCTAAAGTATTTGTTAAAGTAACAAAGACAAAAGTTCTTGCTGCATTTGGTCAAATCATTGAAGTATTATTTTCAAGTGGTAAGTTTCCAATTGGTGTAAGTCCTACATCAGTACCAGAAGGTACACCAGAGTATGCTTACTTAAATCCAAATAAAAAAGAACAAGATCCAAAAGCAGAACCTAAACAGGATAGTCCATATGGATTCCCTGGTGATGGTGGTGGATTACCCGCTGGTGCTACAGCAGAATCTTTAATGAAAGATTTAGCACAACAATATCAGAATTTAGGGTTTGAAGAAGGAGATGCTCCTGATTTAAAAACCCAACCACAAATAGAGCCAGCTGCAATGGCAGCAGCTAAAATGCAAAAAGTAATTCACGATCAGTTAGAAGAAACTGATGCAATCTCTGTAATGAGACATGTATTTTTTGAAATGGCTTTATTAGGAACAGGAATTTTAAAAGGTCCATTTACGAATGTAAAAACTCAATACAAGTTTTCTAGAGATGAGGAAACTGGGGCATCAGCTATGTTAGAAGTTGGCAAAGATGTACCAGGTATTGAAGCAGTATCATGTTGGGATTTCTATCCAGATCCTAATGCAACAAGCATGAACGATGCTGAATATGCAATTCAAAGACATTCATTTAATAGAGAACAATTTGCAGCACTTGCAAAGAAACCTCTGTTTAACTCAGAGAAGATTAGAGAATGTTTAGAGATGGGACCTAACTATCAAACAAGAGGATATGAATCTTCTTTATACGATAGAGAAAATGTTTCAACGTTATATAAAAACAGATTTGAAGTATTAGAATATTGGGGTACAATAAGTAAACAGTTAGCAGATGAATTAGATTTTGAATATGATGATGAGCTAGATGTTGTATCAGTTAATGTTTGGATATGTGGTGGTAAAGTTTTAAGAGTAGTAGAAAATCCTTTCTCACCAAAAAGAATACCTTATATGGTTTGTCCATATGAGTTAAACCCTTATCAATTCTTTGGTGTAGGTATACCAGAGAATATGCAAGATTCACAACAGGTTATGAATGGTCATGCAAGAATGGCAATTGATAACTTAGCACTATCAGGTAACTTAGTATTTGACGTAGATGAAACTATGTTAGTACCAGGTCAAGATATGAAAGTATTTCCTGGTAAAATATTTAGAAGACAAAGTGGACAACCAGGAGCAGCAATTCATGGTGTTAAGTTTCCAAATACTTCTAATGAAAACTTAATGATGTTTGATAGATTTAGACAGTTAGCTGATGAAGCAACTGGTATTCCATCATACTCACATGGTACAACTGGTGTTCAGTCTACAACTAGAACTGCAGCAGGTATGTCTATGTTGATGGGAGCTGCAGCATTAAGTATTAAAACAGTTATTAAAAATATTGATGACTATTTATTAAAGCCCCTAGGTAATTCATTGTTTCATTGGAACATGCAATTCAATAGTGAAAGACCTGAGATACAAGGTGATCTAGATATTAAAGCACAAGGAACATCTTCTTTGATGCAGAAAGAAGTAAGATCACAAAGACTAATGACATTTATGCAAACAGCGTCTAACCCATCGTTAGCACCATTTGTTAAATGGCATACATGTTTAAAAGAAGTTGCTAAGTCACTAGACATTGATCCAGATCAATTGGTTAATGATCCAGAGAAAGCAGCTATATACGCACACATAATGGGGATGGCAAATGGAAATCAAACGAATACAAGCAATAGTGGACAACCAAGTCCAATGGGCAATATGGGAGGAGTACCTCCTGGAGCTTCGCCAACAGATCCAACAGGAAATGGAGGTGGCAACATCGGAACAGGCAATGTACCGATGCCAGGGGAAGCTGGTTTTACTTCGCAAGATACTCAGCCTCAAAGAAACAATAAAACGCAGTAAGGAATAATATGGCAGTAAAAACTTGGGATACATCTAGAACTGGAGGTGGTACTTACGAATTAGAAAAAGACTCTAGTGGTAATTACCAATTAAAGTCAGTAGGTTTTGCTCAAGTAAATAAATTAAATTTACCTGATTTAAAAACTAGTGATGCTACAACTACTACACCTAAAACAGAAGAAAAAAAAACTGATGTAGCAGATCCGTATAAAAAATTATTTAAGCAAACAGAAGGCGGTGATAATAAGGATTTACAAATATCTCAAAATTATGAACGTATTATTCCTAGAGAAGCAAAAGTAAAAGAAGCTACTGTTAGTGAGTTAGGTCAGAAAACAAACACTACTTATAATGCTATGACTGATGCAGAAAAAAATGCTATTGCAACAGGTACTAGTGGTATGAGTTTTAAAGGTGCTGAAACTTCAGCAAAAAATCCATCTATTGGATTTGGTCAAGGTCAAGTAGATCCTGGTTTAGCAAAAGCAGCAGGAATGCCTTCAACAATAGATACAACAAAAACATATAGCACACCAAGAACTATTGCTGATCAAAAAAAATATTTAGGTACAACTTTTACACCTAAAACAACAGGTCTACAGGATGTAGTATCAAAAGGAAAATCAGCAGTAACAAATACTGTAAGTAAAATTTTAAATAATAGTGCTACAGTTATGGTCATGAAAGGTATAGGAAACATAGCTAATGCTATGATTGATCCATATCAAAGAGATCTTAATAAAGCAAATAAAAAAGGTTTAACTACTTTAGGTTATAAAACAAATTTTGAATTAGGAATATCTACAGATCCAGGAAGAATAGCAGGTAATCCAGCTAATAGTGTATTTGCAGGAATGAATGCACAATCTCACTTTGGTGATATAACTAAAGGTGCTCAAAAAAGAATTGATACTAGAACTAAAACAGCAGCTAAAAAAGCAGGTAAATGGAGCCAAGAAAAATTAGATAAGTTTAATGCTAAAACTGAAACATTTAAACAACAAAAATCTGAACATGATGCAAAAACTGCAAGAGATAAAGCTAATGCAAAAGCTGCTAAAGAAAATAGAGCTGGTACTGGGGGTAGTTGTTTTATAGCAGGTACTAAAGTTACTATGTCTGATGGTACACTTAAAAATATCGAAAATATTGTAGTAGGTGATAAAGTAAAAGGACACAAAGAAGATAACACAGTTATTAAACTAGATCCTACTTTACTAGCAGATAGAAAATTATATTCATTCAATGACAATGAACATTATTTTTTTACTTCAGAACACCCATT